TTATGCCAGGAAACTTTAGTGATGTGATGATGGGGCACTTCCATCGGATAGATGTCATGGATATAGGTACGGGGGCAGCATATCTATGTGGGACAATGAAGGGTGGGGACGAGTTTGCTTTACAGCGTGTACAGGCCATTACTCCCCCTAAACAAGTAGTTACGTATTGGCACCCGTATTACGGAAATGTGGGTATGGAAGTTATTTACCTAGATAGGTTTGACGATACACCCAGCATGTTTAACAGTACTATGAAAGATGTGTGGGCTACCACGTATGCCAAAGTTTAAAAGGACATTCACAGAACGTACAGGATATGATATACGGCTCCTCACCCCTGGATTTGGTGGGGAGCTTGATGAAGAGGAATTGGAAGTCCTAAGGCAGGAACTGTTGCGTAGGCCAGGATTAAGAGAACGTTGGGGTTTTGGGGCGAAGGAAAGAATTACAAAGAAAAAGATTCAAAGAATTTCATTGGAAGGTACAAAGGAGATACCATGAGTATAATGTATTATGCCTAAGAATCCTCAACAACAAATTGAAGATGCTCTTAATAAAAGCCTCTTATCTTTTCTAAAGGCTCGTCTCCCTGACAGATTATTTACAATAAACTTTCAGGGGGATATTGCTGTGAATAGTATTGATGCAGTATTAGAACGAACAGAGACGGCAGCAGCCGGTGGGCAACCAGTTGCAGGATATTGGAGACGTATAAAGGGGAGGTGGATATGGACTGCTCCGCACAACAGGCAGACGGAAATGCCTTCGGTAATGGAGACGGCACTTTTAGAAGAAAAAGAAGAGGACTCTCCTACATTAGGATTCTCTATACAAGAAGCAGTACAGGAATTCCTACAAATGATAAGCCAACCTAATAGTTTACAAAGATTTTTATAATTAAGGAGCGAGATTATGGTAGATGTTAGTAAAGTAACCCCTTTACAAGAGTATGTTATTGCGAGACATTCACGTATGGTAGGTAAAGTTTTAGACTTAATTGAGACTGCTATGCCTGAAGGCACCCAATGCGAAAAAGTTAAAAAATTGATACAAATTCCTCTGTATGACTTTAGAAACGAAATTCTGAAGCTTACAGTTACAGGTGAAGTTCCTATTGAAGACGATTTATCAGCTTGAGATAATTATACTATAAAAATCAAAATAATTCAGGAATCATAGTATAATATATTAGTACGAAATTCGTACTACATTTATTTATTTGTCGGGAAGTCGGAGGTGGCTTAGACCAACTTTCTGAACTAGGAAGGAGGATGCACATGGCACAAGATAATGACATTGTACAAAGGTTGGAGAAACAGATAGAAGGCTCTAATCTTGCTCTTGCTGCTGTTGCGGAGGTCTTGCACAAAATGGACTCCCGTATAAGTAAACAGGAAGAGTTTGAAGACATGGAACTGGCTGACGAAGAGGATGCTTTTGAGAAGCAAGAAATCATTAAAGCAGTTGCTGGAGAAGTATACGGCTTGATTAAAGCTGACCAAGGTATGCCTGACATGGACAAAGATGGCTCTGCGAAAGAACGCAAGGCTGCATCGGTAGCAAAGGGCCATGATGACTCTGAAAAGGCAGTTACTGTTGTAAGTAAGTTGCCTGAACAGCAAGCTACGCTGCAAGCTATGCAAAAGCAGCTTAATTTGTTGAAAAACGAGTGGGCTAAGGCTGAAGACGAAGATGCAATGGAAGAGAATGGAGAAGAAGACGAAGAAGATGTTGACGAGGAAGGATATGGCATGGACGATGAGGAACTTGAGAACGCTGCACAGTACCCAGTATTAGAGAATATGCAGAAGCAGATTAAACAATTGAAGTCTATGTTGAATGAGTCTACAGATATGCGAAAGGCTGTTCAGCAAGAAACCGAAGGCCGTCTACGAAAGATGGGCTTCCGTGAAGAGACTTCTCTCACCCGTCCTACCGTTATCCGCTATGAAGATAGCATGGGTACAGATGGGACTACTGTCATCCAGAAGGAATCTGCTGGTTTAGATACTGTTGACCAAATGATGCAATTGTCCTATCAGGATTTGCGTCGGTTGCAGGAAACTATCGAGAGTGGTGAAACGGACGGCGTTCCACAAGAACTTATAGGATAATTTGAAACAAAAGATTAAGGAGATAAATTATGTCTAATCCATCCCTTGCTGAGTATATTGCTCAGTCCCAAAGAGGGTTGTATCAGAGTGTTTTCGGTGCAGGCTTCATGAAGAAAGCCAGTGCTGGAATCGGCAGTCCGTTCACGGTTGATACCGCTACTGGTATTTTTAATACCACGTATGGACGGAAGGTCTGGCAAGCTCTAAACAACCAAACTAGGTTTTTTAATGCTATCCCACGTACCGTGTGGGGTAATACAGCTGGTTGGAGGATTCGGTCTGACCGTGGTGCGAACCGCAGTGCGCCTATCCTAGAAACTGGTAACCTCCCGACAGTAGATATTTCTGCTATCCAGACGGTTTCCAGCTTGCCCCGAATCGTTGCTACAACCTTCGGTGCATCGGTCAAGTCAGTCTTCACTGCCCAACTAGAAGGTGGTGTCGGTGACGTGCTGGCGTTGGAGAATGAGAACGCCCAGCTAGACCACATGAAAGAGGTCAACTTTGAACTGTTGTCCTTGGCTGCTGCGAGGGCCACTGGTGGTAGTGGTACTACTGTTGTTTTCGGCAGTTCTGCGATTGCTAATAACTTCCATATAGGTGATGAGATTGCCCGTTACGACGGTGACCAAACTGCTCATGACCTTACCTCTGGTGTCACAGTTGGTGGTGCTTCAAGTACTGCCCATAACGTTGCTACTGTAACCGTCGATACCTCTAGCCCTGCCTGGGCTGCTGGTGACTTGGCTTACGTATATTCCCGCGCTGGGTTCACCAGCTTGGATGATATCGTAGCTGAAGACGGGGCTGCTTCTGGTGGTTTGGCTGGTAACGCTAGGGCTTTTGACCTAACGTTGGCTGCTCGTACTGCTGGTGATTGGAACGCTGCTGCTCACGTCAGCCACAACGCTGGTGTAGGCCGTGACCTTTCCCTTAATCTAATTGATACTTGTATCCAGAAGATTCGGGAAAATGGTGGCGAACCTAAGTTGATTCTCATGGGACATGACCAGTACTTCAAATTGGAAAGACTGCTCAATTCCCAGCAACGCTATATGGGACAGGAAGAATATCAGGTTGGTGTAGGCTCTGAGCGTACATTCCCTGGTACTCGTACTGGATTGGTTTTGGCTACCTATATGGGTATCCCCATCCTACCTGATGCCGATGTGCCGAAGAGCGTAAGCTCCGCTGGTGCAATTCTGGGTACTAACGTTTACGTACTGGACACTGACTATCTTGAGATGTCAATTGCCCAGCCTACCCAGTACATTGAAAACCGTGACTACTTCGCTGCTAACAGCCTTGTTGTCAGGGGCTTGCTGTACACTCTTGGTGAGTTGCGCTGCAAGAACTTCTTTGTTCAGGCTAAAATCTGTGACCTAAGCGTCTAAGGCTTTCTTGGGGGGGAGTAGACTCCAAACTGCTCTCCCCCATTTTTTGTTCTATTTAAGGAGGATACACTATGGCTTTTGCAATTACAGTCCCAAGCAATGCTTCAGATATGGCAGGCGTTCCAGGCAATAACAAATACGTCATTAAAACATGCACGTTTACTGGCTCTTATGCAGCGGGTTCTTTAACCCCTACTATGCTAGGGTTTGAATCTATTCATATAGTTATAGCGCAATGTGAATCTGCTGGTTTGGTTGCACAATATGACTATACGAATGAAACCTTAGATTTGTATGAGGCTGGTGCAGACGGTGCAGTTTTGGATGAAGGAAACACAGCAGCTGGAACTGTTGCGGTTCGTATAATGGCCTTCGGTAGATAATTCGCCTTATGCCTGTACCAAATGATGCCTCTATTGAAGTAAACTTAGCAGTCTATACAGAGAGATTAGATAGGTACATAGAAGGGCAAACCCAATTAAACGCGACGATTTGCAATAGTTTAGAGAAACTTAATGATGAACTCGATGAAATAAAGCATTGGAGAACTCGTATGTATGGGGCTAAATCAGCCTTGTTTGTGATGGGTGTACTATTTACCCATTCAGCAATAGTGCTGGGTAGCCTTATTGGTATAATGAACTGGTTCTCAGCTGATTAGGAGATTATATGCCAACTTCAGAACATTTTCCAGAGAACTGGCCTGAATGGGAAATAGACCCCAGTACTAGAAGTAGTGTACATCTATGGACTAAGTATGTCCCGATTGACATTACCGTTGGTACTACCGCAGTTGATTTATTAACTGTAGCACGGGGAGAGCCAGCTGTCAACCTTGTAAAGAACCCCTCTATTGAACACGCCACAATATCAGAATTTACTGTCTCAGGCTCCGCAATTTCACAAAGTAGTGCCCAAGCTGCCACAGGCAGCAATTCCCTTTTGGTAAATCCTGCTAACGCAGCAGCCGGGGAAGGGTTCTATTGGAGTGATAAATTTGCAGGGCATACTGAAGGTACATTCATTGTGGCGAATTGTGAAGTTAGGGGGGCTTCTGCATCAGGGGACGTAAAGATTTCGATTCAAAATGCTGATGGGGTTGAGTTAGCTGCCAGTGCTACTCATAGCTTAACAGCATCCTTTGCTCGTATCTCTATTAAGTATGAAATTGCTGAACGTGTAGCAGCCACCTATAGAGTAGCTGTCACTACCGTTACACAGCACAACATAGATTTCTATGTAGATAAGATTATGATAGAACAACGTAGAGATGGTAACCTGAGTGATTATGTAGATGGTGCCCAAGGAGTCAATTATGAATGGTTGGGTACTGCCAATTTATCTGAATCCAAACGTAGGCCAGGAATTGCCCATGTGCGGGGGTTTAGTTTAAAGAATGGGCACGGTAGTCAGACAGTTAATATAGCTATA